ATACCATACTCGACCATATCATAAATAAAATACTTTTCATCATCGTCTAAACACTTTAAAATATGCTCGACTATGCCTAATTCACAAAGAATATCATAGTCACCCACTATATTTTCTTCGTCTAATTCAATATCTGTATAATTATTTATAATAGATATTTCTATAAACAACTTCTTGTCATAATAATTGCATAGCAACATTCCGTTCTCTTCATATAAAGAACCTTCAATAATTTTGTCACATAAAATTTTCTTCTCTACGAAAGAGAGATAGGGTTTAATTTGAATTAAATCATCAAGAATTTTACCTTCTTTTAACGCTTCCTTTATCTCAATAACCTTCATATTATTCCTCCATTATTTATTTTAATATTTTATTAGTTCTTATTATTCTTTTCCTTCTTACGTTTTCTCCTAGCTTTCTGTATTTCATCATATTCTAACCATCCACCATCCATTGCTGAATACCCAATCCATCTATAGTCTATATTTGGATATTGATAGTGAAACATTTTCTTTTTTATTTTAGCCGTAGCATCTGCAAGACCTTTCGTATCCCAAACTATTACCGAATTATCGGCATAAGTTACAACGAAATCCGCAACATAATTAATTGCTTGAATATTTTTACCTTGATATTGGAACTTTGGTTGTAATTCGTATTTAACTTGTCTTTGACAATTTTTAATTAAACCATTTTTAAGTCCAACACAAATTACATCCCTATAATATTTCATTTCAAGTTCCGAATCAAAAATAATTCCATCGTAAGTGCGGTTTTGCTTGCCTTTTTTAGATTTATCTACATTATACTTTGAACGTTTTTTAGTAATATGCCCTTCACCTCACAAATATAATAGGGTGGAGGAGACACCAATTCCCCACCACCCATCCAACATTATGATAAAATACAAAATTGGTATTGATTTTAAGGCTGTTCTTCTTTATATAAAGCCGGAGAAAAATATTCTACCCACGTAGTACCATTCCATATAAAATGTTTACCAGTATCAAATTCATAGAATCTGTCTCCTGGATATACATTAGTTGGTTTTTCATCATCTTCTAATCCATAAAAATGTTGTCTATGCGGAATCCTGCCAGTATTATGTATTGCCATATCTCATCACCTAACCTTTACGGCAAATAATTCCCTTGCCAATTTTCCCATCTTTTAATTTACGAATATAATCATAATACTCTTTACATTTAGTAGTACATTTTTCACAAACTGAACTTTCAACACATTTATAATTCTTTTGTTTAGATTGTTGTACTATATTAGATTTTTTCTTTTTACCCATGTAACCACCTTAAATTTTGAAATAAAATAAGTATTTGATAATAAAATAAGGGTGAGGTAGAAATAAGTCCTACCCCATCCCTAATATATTATATTATTATTTTAACTAACATCTTCACAAACTACTTCAACAGTATCAACTAGCCCACTATCTGTATGTTCAATTGTAATATAAGCAGAACCATCTGTAACATACGCAATTTTTCCAGCAGCATTCACAGAAGCAACTCCAGCATCCGAAGACTCAAATGTACAATCAGCATTATCAAGAGTTACAGGAGCATACAAACCCCCACGCAACCCATATACGGTAAGAGTATATTCTTCACCACTATCTAGTTCAATTTGTCCAACGTCAGCAACAATACCAGAATAATTTACAGCTCTTGAAACGGGTATAATTTTCTTATATCCGTAGACACCATCATCGTCAAGAATCTTACCTGTCATACCAGAAGTGCTTGGAGAATCTGATGCCAACGGCATTTCAAAGTTACCAGACGGTTTAAATGCAGGGAATATCCACTGTATTCTTTCCTTTTCACCCTCTTTATCAAACACCTTAACTTCCATTACTAATTCATATGATTTCGGGAAACTATCACCGTCTACAGTAATCATATCAACAGTTTCATTATACTGATAAGTTACTTTTACTTTTTGGTTAGCATATGACGCACCTAACGAAAAATCACTTCCAGTAAAAGACTTAGTCACTATAGATTTGTCGGGAAGCTGAACATATGCTTTTGTTCCAGCAATAGGCGTTTGAAGATTAACGCTACCACTACCAGAGCCATCAAGTGTAACGTCTTCCTCGAACACATAAACATTAGAAAGTTGATTTTGAATGGTTTGCCCCATCTGAATTGCAAAAATTGCGGGTTCATACCTAGCATCTTCTAATGTTATTTCACCAGTTCTACCATAGTTGTATGTAAATAAAAGTTTGTGAAACTCTCCACCCCTTATTTCTGTCTCCTCAACATTAAATGCTATATTAGAATTAACTAATGTTTTACTTTTCATTACTATTGCATCTAATACGGGGTCACGGAGAAAACATTTTGCAACAGTTGTAATAAATTGGTCTTGATTTACGCCCATGTTGATACCTACCTCCAATTCTTATTATTTTCCTTTAGCAATTTGATTCATTTTTACATCAAATTCCTGCTTATTCATTAAAAGATTTGAATAATCAGGTTCGTCACTTATATGAGAACGCCAATGGGGAATAGGTTTCTTGAATGTAACCATTCCACTACTTTCGGCGGTTTTATAAATTTGGTAATCAGTTATTAAGTCTAGTCTTGCTAGTTCTCGTCTAAATTGATATATTGTCATTTCTTTGATTGGTTTATATGATTCAAATTGCATTTTACATTTATAGGATATAACCTGATCTTCAATACTACCTTCTAAATAACCCTGTTTTTTAGCAAGAAACTCCATATTTTCTTGTAATTCTTTTTGTAAATCTGGATGAAGTTTATTATCTATAATAGGAATAGCATTTTGATTAAGAATAATTATTTTAATTTTATCAAAATCATGCTCATTCAATAAAATAAATTCTTCTCCTAGTTTTACATAAAGGAATATCTTTTCATTATTATCAACAATTAATTTAAAATCTTGTTCTTTTAAAATATACTTAAATAGTTTTTGAAATTTAGTTAAGATATCTGGATAGACTTGTTTTTGATTTTCATCAACAATATAAGGTAATACATATATAAGAAATCTTAAATAACTCATTTTGATTATTTTGGGATCAGGTATTTGATTTTTATTGAAGAGTAATATAGAAATTAATTCTTCAAACAAATCATAATCAGACATTAAAAAAGGGTATAGTTTTACACCCTTATAAACTTGATAATCATCCCATAATATATTTAATTTACCCATAATCATTGCGTCCTTGTTTTGAAATTCACCTGATAACCTGCGAAACTATTGTTCCAGTTGAAGATTCTAATCGAATCAGACAATTGAAGTTCTCCAATACTACCTATATCATATCCATTAAAATTTTTAAGTATTTCATGAAGTAAAACCAATGGTCTTTGGTTTTCTTCTAAATCCCAAATACTATTATGAACTATTATTTGGAATGAAATTATGACTTCTGATATATAAATATTGTTAGGTTTTAGTAATGGGGTAAAAAATCTAATTTCAGACCTTACATCATCAACAATATTATCATTAAAAGGAGTTTTAAATATTTTTTGTTCTGATTTAGGATCAGAACCCTTTCCAACTAATTTAATAATATCCTGTAAAGACACATCTGATTGTGATAAAGCATCAGGAGTATTATAATTAATGAGTTTTAATATATCTTTACATTGTATTAGTTTATTACCAATGTTTGAAAGAATCCTACCAACTTCAGATAGTGTAATTAATTCTGACACTTTATCACCTCCTAAAATAGACTAATAATTTTAATCTGGTGAGTATCGAAAACACTACCATCTTTAGTATAACTACCTTTTACTGTTACGTATTTATTTTTATAACTTGAATCACTTGTTGCTGTTAGAGTTATAGAATTACTATCCTGACTAGCAATTGTAAGATAAACATTACTACTGCCATCGTCATTACTTAATGTCCAATTCACTCCTTTGGTTTCATCAATTACTCCATTGTTATATACTAATGCTTCAAGCGTAATATTATTGGATAAAACTACAGTTGAATCACCGTACACATCTACAGTAAATAAATCCTCAACAATTTCTTCAACCGACAAATCAATATTGGCTGTCACAGTTGGGTCACTTTCTAAACTAACTGTAATAGTACACTCACCAACAGCAATAGATGTAATAATACCATTTTCTACGGTTGCTATTTCGTCATTACTAGATTCGTAGATGAGTGGGGGAGTAGGGGAGATAATATTGTCATCAGCCAACACTTCAGCATTTAAAGTTAATGTATTGCCCAATATAAGTGATAAGTCTGTACCATTAAGTATATTGATAGTGTAGGTTGGTAAAACTTGTTGTTCACTACAATGCTCAAGTTCAAGAATAATTAATCCTGGTTTTCTAACACGATTTATGTCTATTACTTTATAATTATCTTGAATATTATTACTATCATAAAGTTTATATATATCGTCACGTTCAATATTTCTTGTAATATCCGTATCTGGAATCAATATCATCATACGGCTATTTGGAACAGTTAAATATTTATTACTATCTACACCCATTCGTGTTAGAGCTATACTGTCAAAAACCACATATGGAATTTTCGTAGGTATAGGAACAATGCCTGATTTATAAAAAGTTAATACATTATCGCATTCTAAAATAATTCCTTTTGTTTGCATTTGACAATCTATATCTAATTCAGAAACTAACCATGTTGTATTATTCCAATCAGGGACTACTACAATATCACCAACACTAAAACTTTCATTAGGTTTGGAAAGCATTTTCTTATTATTTTTTTCTGTAATTAAATGAACCTTTTTACTAACACCATTTATAGTAACACCATAAAAGGAGGGAGTAGATTCAAAACTATATAATAAATCATTTTTCATTTGAGCCACGTCACGCTCTTTTTCCGTCAAAGAACTCTGCGCTATTTTTCTAAAAAGATCATACGTACCCAATTATCTCCCTCCTTATTTTATTGATTATAATTTAGTAAGTGTTGCACTATACCAACCATCCTCAGTCCATTTATTGACTGGTTTATCAGTTATATATATAGTATCATCAATTACAATTGCTGCCTTAGAAGCATTACAAGGAGTTGCGTATTGACCACCAGTAAAATTTGTTGGCTCCATAAAAGGTACTACACCTGCACCCGAGGCACCAACTAATTCAACGGTTAATACTTTATCGATGCCATCTATATCTTCAACCGCTTCTAATACCTCAGCTGCTGTTGATACAGGGGAATAATCTAAACCTCCACTAAATTTATAAGTACCAATATAATCTTCCCCAACTACTTTATTCGCATCTTCAGGATCAAAACTAGCAGTAAAAGTTGCACCTTCTTTTGAATTAATTTTTCCAGCAACTAAAGTAACGGTATTTTTAGTAGCGTCTAAATCCCCTGCATCTAAACCACCAGATAATTCACCAGTAGTGACACCTACATCATCAATAGCAGTAAATACACCAGCTTGAACTTCAGATGAGCTAATTCCAGTAATTGTACTTATTGTTGTTGCTAAATTCGCAGTAGTTATAGTAGCCTCGCCACCAAAATCAATAGTAATAACTCCTCCGTCTATAGATGCAGACCTACCACCAGTTCCAGAATCAATAAACACAACTTGGATACCATTTCCGGCAGTACCATCATAATCTCCAGCAGCAGTTGCGGAAACCGAAATGGAAGGCGCAGGGCTTCCACCAGTTGCGGTTTCAATAGTTGTAGTAGCCTGTACGTTGGCATCCAAAGTACCTAATGTGACAGTAAGAACGTCCTCAACTAATTCTGCGTCTAATGCTCCGTCAACTTCCTCACCTGCTACAACTTCAACAGTATAATCATTTCCATCAGCACCAGCTTCGTCTACTTTAATCGTGATGTCACCAACCACAGATTCGGCAGCTATTGGTGTATTGTTTGTTTTTAAATAAATTACTAAATTATTATCTGCTAATTCTGCTGATAAAGCTGAATTTGCTTTGCCTGGGTCTGCATACGTTACAGTCAAATCATTTCCCGTAAGACCAGGTGTAACCGATTCAAATTTTAGATTACTGTCTGGGGTTGAAAAGTTTGTACTAAGAGACGCTTTTTTCGCATTTACTGGTACATCTGCAAACCATTTTTTATGAAAAATAGTTAAACCATCAAGTGTATATCCCATGCCATACACTTCCTCTCTTTATATTTTTGTTATTTTAATTAAATCCTGAAAAATTATTAAATGTATAATCAACTACATAAGATTTTAGGGTTTTACGTGTTTCATTAACCAATCCAGTCAATTTTTCTATCAAGTTTGCCGGACTATGCAAACTATAATCTTTAGTCGAAATCCTATTTCTTAATTCTTTTTCCTTGTATAATTGTTTTTCTAACCATACAAGTTTAATCCCTTCTGCTAATATCCATTGTTCTTCTTCGCTTAAATCTTCATTAAATTGTTTTTCTTCATTATCAACATCTGTTAAATCTTTTGTACAAGATTTAAAATATAAAGTTTTTGCTTTGTTTAAAAATATCTGAAGTAATTCTTCATATTCTTCGTCTGTGAGTATAGATAATAAATTACTATCATCAAATAATATACTTGATTTAGTATAAATATCACTGTATGGGGTTGCCATCAATCATCACCCCTTTATTTGGTAAATAAATCAGGGTTTCTAAATTGTTGTCTAAGAAAATTCATCTTACTATTGTCATTAAATAAACCTTTTCTATATAAAACATACCCGACTTCAACTATGGTTTCTGCTACTTCATTTGAATTTTTAACTTTATTTTCAAACTCTTCTATTGTTACCTCTTTAGAAAATAGTTTTTCAATATCAATAGGACTAATTTTCTTTTCGTTATAATAAATATTAGTTAAATTCAAATCTCTAATTACGTCTTCTAACTCTACTTCTGTGTCTACAATCACTTCTGTTATAGCCAATTTACCAGAAGTAAACAAAACATAGTTTTTACCATAGTAATTTTTTAATTCTTTAAAAGAAATCGTGACACTATCACCATATCCATTTAACTCATAAAAAAAACTTTGACCTCTCGTATCATTAATAATAAATTTCCCATCTACATTAGTCTGAAGCCTAACTCTAGCATGTTCTGGTATAAACCTATGTTTTGTTTTTTTTGTTTTTGGTTGATTAGGAATTTGCGACATTAATTCTATTTTTTGTTTTTTGAGTGCTTCAGCTACCGCTTTTGCGATTAAAGCATCAATGTCATCTTTTTTTTCAGCCTTAATTTGATTTTCTATTATTTGTTCATTTTCATTTTTAACTTCTTTATCTTTTTTAACCCAACTAGGGTTTCCTCTTTTAGCCATATTCTAAAATACACCTCTTCTTAAATTCTTATTTTAATGGAAAAAGGGGAGTTTCCTCCCCTATATATTACTCGAATCTATACAGACCATATTTACCTTCAGGAACAGTAATAGCACCTGCACCTATTCTACGTGAAAAGAATATTTCTGGTTGCATATCATTTCTACCCATACCATCTTTCATATCGACAAGAGCTTCGCCTTCAAAAAGAACCTTAACGATCTTCTCGCTTGCAGGAAGAACTATTATATAATTAGTATTAACTTTAAAAGAATTAGTACCTGCACCATATGCTTGAGGAAGAGCAAATAAATCAGTACCCCTAAAGGTATCGTAATATCCCATATTATTAGCAGTATCCCTAGCCCTGTCGGAATAACCAAAACCATCAGCTATATTAACAAGACTTGTAGTTGTCCCAAAAATCTGTACTTTTTCAACTCCATTGGCAGCTTTAACATGCTCAATTAAATTAGTGAGGGAAGCAGCATCAAAACCACCATTCACTTTAAAGTTGGTTCCAACGGCAGAATAAGAATTATAAATAGTATCAGAGATAAGTTCACCAACATAGTTAGACATAGCGACAGAAGCCTTTTCAGTTAATCTACCCATATCCATTTTACCCGCCATAAACATATCAAATTCTTCGTAGAATTTTATTGCTTTATTAGTAGTAGCAACTGTAAAGTTTCTGTCTATAATTTTATTTCTTTCAACATCCATATTACCACGAGCAACAGTAACTACGGGATATGTAGTATTATCCTCAACAAAGAAGTATGGTTTGTCGCCTACAGCAGTATCTTTAAATTCTGCAAAAGCATCAAATTTACCAGCAAGGTTAGCGTGCATGGCAACGGGCATAATTTCTGCCATAATAGCAAAAACTTTATACCTATTTTCCATGAACTTATAATAATTCCATTCGCCCCCGCAAGCATCTCTAACTGCATTACGGATAGCCTCATTGAGTTGTTCTTTTGTATATCCTTCTCTTACGACACTATTAGAAGCATCGAAAGCAAGTTTTTGTAAGTCAGTCATTACAAAAATATTCATATTATATATTCCTCCTTCTTTTATATTTTAATTTTAATATGCTTTGATACATCTAATTTTGACCATTGGTACTCCAGCTTTTGTAAAAAGTTCATCAATAACAAAGACTACTTCTTCACCAGTTGCTAGTGTGTCAAGACATTCAGGTTTCATTGCACCGGCTTTAGGAACAACAAATTTTCCAACGTCAAGAGCACTTGTATTAGTTACATTAGCAACAGGAATAGAAACTACCATTCCAACATACGGAGCATAAGCCCTTACAACTTGACCAGTAGCAATTACGTAATCGTTTTCAGTTTTTTCTGCTTCATAAGAAAGAGGAACATCAAGCACCATTACCATTCCAGCATCATCTACAGCAACAGGAGCAGCACATGCATAAGTCTTATCAGCAGCCTGTGTTCCAACCACTACAATATATCCATTTGCACAATCAGCAGGAGCTACCACATTAAATATAGGGCAAGTAGCACTTATTCGATTTAATACGATTTGATTAGCCATAAATTTATTACCTCCTATTATAAATAATTATTTTTCTTTTTTAATATACTTTTCAGCACTACCATATAAACCATCGTTAGTATTAGATATATTAGTATCTATACTAACTCTACTAAAATTCTGTTTCTTTTGTTTATTAGTATTAGGTTTGTGCTTCATTTTACCTTCGATTGCATATAATTCTTTTTCTAAAGCATCTAATTCAATAAATAATTCACCTTTCTCAAATGATTGAGATATGTTGTTCTTCAATGCTTTAAATTCTTCATTCTCTGCAAGAATAGGCTCAAATTCTTCAACTAATGATTCAATATCAAATTTAACGATTTCAAATTCATTTTTATTTTTATACTCTGTTAATTGAGATATTAAAACATCTTTTTCATTAATGGCAGATTCAAACTCAGCTAATTTAGTTTTTAACTGTTCATTTTCTTCAAACGTAGATTCAAATTTACTCCTATCTTCTTGTATTTTTTGATTTTCTGCTTCGGTTAACCAAACTTTAATCATTTTTTCCCATGAACTCATATCAACCGTAGCAGTAATAGTAGCTTCATCAAATGAATATTTGACTCTACCATATGTACACTCATGATCATTTGCCGTCCAGTAATTTTTTTCTACATATACAAATTCATCATCAAAATCTGAAACCCAATAATAAGTTTCTTCGATTATTTTATCTTCTCCATCTCTAACTATAACTGGGTCTAAAGCATTTCTTAATGCCTCTCTTCTTTGATTATATGTGACAGAAAAACTCATATCCATATTATCACCTTCCTTTTTTTTTCCCATCGTTTGTGCTTCACCCCCTTCCAACGAAGAAGATTGAGAATTGAGTTCTTTATTAAGCTGTTCAACTCTCTTATAAAACTCTTGAGAGAATTTCTGATTATTATCAAATTTCCCAAGAACCCGCATACTAGCACCCTCCATACCAGGTAATATATTATCACCCAATATAGTTATACCAGTATATCGATATGCTTTAATATCTATGATACCGTCTTCTCTTACTTCATACGCATCAACAACTATTTCCATTGATACCGATTTATTTGGATTTTCTTGGAGAATTTCATAACCTTGATTAATATAGTCTTTCCATAGATAACCAATTACTTTAACATATTTCTTACCATTTTTCTCAACGTATTCATATTGATTAGTTTCCGGTACAACACCAATAGGACGTTCAAGATAGATTACTTCAATTTCCCCATCTTTAAAAACTATTTCCATTTCATGCCCAGAAAAATCTTTTGCATCACTTCCATCAATTTTTTTAATATAACCAAGTATAGGTATATTTTTAATTGATTCTTTAGTAACATCAGCATCTATTACTTCAAATTCAAAATTAGATTTATTAAGATTTGTTTTATCATGCATAACTAATATTTCAACAGGTATTTTAAGATCGTCTTCTTGTAATTGTGTAGAAGTTTTATATTGGACAGGGATACTAAGATATTGTTTCAACTACATATCACCACCTTCAATTAAAAAACAGTTTATTAGATAAGAGTATTTCATTCTTGGCATATTTTGATATATAAATCTCCTTATTATTAAGAAATATAGTTACTGGTTTACCATCAATAATTGTTTCGCCATATTTTTGTAAACCAGATTCTTCTAAATCCTTCGCAACATCCTTATGAAAAACATAAATAAATTTCATTCTTCAACCACCTTTTTATATCCTGGAATTCTATTTATACTCATCAACTTTATTTGCACTATCTGTTTTATCTTTAGCCTTCTTTTTTGGTCTACCATTCTTTAAGTCGTCTACTGAAAGTTGCGAACTATTTATCTTTGGTTCTAACCAACTATCCATATCCAATACTTTTTCAGTTTTAGCAAGATTCATAATATCATAAGGTTCTATTCCACTAGTAACTGCAAACAAACTCCTACTTCCGCCAGCCTGAACATCGCTATAATATCTTTCATGCCAATCCAATTGATTAAACTGATTTATTTTTAAAAATTTTACTTTACATTTATATTGTTTAATTTGCAAATTAACAAAATTTTCAAAAAAATAAAGCAAAGGATAAATTTTTGAAGCATCAGCAAGTGTAGAGTATTCTAACCCTAATGTACTCGCAGCATTAAAAATACTTTCACTAATACCGCTATCTTGCATAACCACCTTATTTGAATGTTCGACTAAATTAATTACATTTGATTGAACTTTATCTAACGCAATACCCGTACAATCAAAAGGGTTTGTAAGAGGAGCAGTATTGCGTGGTAAATGTGATTTTGCAGACTCATGATAGGCTTCTACAATTGGTTTTTCCATAAGTGGTTCGCCAGTATCTTTGTTTACTGGAACCTTCATATGAACTAATTTTATATTGTTTTCTTTTATATAATCTGATTGATAATCTTTATCTGCTTCTAAAGAACTTAAATCCCCAAACATTGGTGCAAAATAAGGATAATCGTGTTGCACTTTTCTCATGTGGACAAAAATGGCAAACCCCTTATTACTTACTTGATATAAATATTCAGGGACACTTATACCATCTATAGTTTTTTTAGTTTTTTTCTTACCTCCATCTTTCCATTCCTGATAATAATTTTGAATTTCTTTTGGATACTCATAAACTCTTAAAGGATCAATTAAGCTAACATTAACATAATATCTCCAAATATTATTATCATCGATATGACTAAGTTGACATATAGAAGAATCTATTTCAACTATTATATTATTGGTATCATCCATCATATTGTAAAAATAACTCTCTCCGTTAATTAGCGACCTTCTAAGAAGAGAAGGAAAAACTGTTTTTACATTTATTTTATAAACTGTTTTAGCAGCTTCATAATATCTATTTCTAATTGTCGCTTCTTTTACATCATCAACGTCTTCGCATTCTAAAACATAGTCCCATGTTAAAATGTTAGATAAATAATCAAGAAAATTATTATACATCGGAGAATTATATAAAAGATAATTGGATATATTTTGTAATTCTTTATAATTACCATAAGGGTTAAGTAGCAATCTATTTATTTGTTCGCTAGTATAAACTCTAGTAGCTGAATTTGGAGGTGTTGTAGCCCATAAAGGTTGGACATTACTCCGAGCATAATTTTCAGGTATAAAAAATTTATTCTCTTTTAATTTTTCTTCGTTGTTTTTAATAAGTGTGTCAGTTTTTTTTGTCTTACTAATATTGTTTTTAATTTTTGCCAAACATAATCACCTCCTCATTATGTAATTTTTAATATAAAACATAATCTAACCAATTAAATTTTTGTTTTTTTGAAATTTTATTTTTCTTTTCTTCTAAATAAACCCAATATAAACCATATAATAATGCGGAAAATTTATCCTTAGGTATTGCCCTAGAAACACGCTCAATTTTGGTTTCAGCACCAGCCTGTTTATATGTTAAATTCATTATCTCTTCACATAGGTTGTCAGTTAAAATATAAGGTATTTCAGCATTAGCTAACTCTTCACTTTCTTTTATTCTTCTTTTTAACTTTTTTTCTAATTCTTTTATTCCTTCGTGTTTAGATTTTAACAACCCGACATTTAATTTGTTAAACACTTGCATAAAATGATTAATCATATCGCTGTTGCGAGTATCTTTATTCTGTGCTTTTAAAGCAAACACCATAGGTATCCCATTATCAGACTCATATTTAGTCCATATTCCTTTGTCATCATTTACAACTTTATAAGGTGGATTACCATCATTTAAATCTAAAATTAATTGGTCTACAACTCCAGAACCTAATCCATTTGCATCAACTACTAATATTCTTGCTTTAAATTCTTTAACTTTTTGTTTTAAAAATTTAGCTTGCCATGTATCATGCTGACCTTCCATAGAAAATATATTTACAACTTCTTTAACATAATCTCCGTTATCTTTAGGTGTTAACTTTATCACAACCAAACAAGAAAGAGCATTTTCATCGCCTTCATTACGACTAACATCATATGCTAAACAATATTCTACTTTATTATCTCCACAATGTTCCCATTCGGCAACACCAACAACTCTGGACTTTTTCAATTTTTCATCTGATACTAACGAACCGGATGAAGAACCTGTCCAGATCGATTGATATTCACGCATAAAATCCATAATACTATAAGTTGGAGATTCCCGCAGTTCTTCTATAAAATCAATATCTAATTGTCCATGTAAACAAGGGAGTTCATATGAATTACCAAGACAAAACGCAGATTTACCATCTATCATATCTTGATAAACTTCTCTTAATTTTTGATATCCAAATTGTTGCTGTGTGCCAGCCGTTGTTAAATATATCTCGCATTTATGTATCTCATTAGGATCAATTTTATTACACATGGCAGTACGGTCATTAGCCATAAGAGGGATTACTACCGAATTCAATATGTCGCCATCAAATTTTTTGTCTACAATTTCTTCAATCGCACCACCAAATCTACGACCCCCACGAGTGCTATCTCTCATTTGCACAACATCATATTTAGAACCATTGTAGAAAATAAGTTTAGTGTAATCTTTATTTTCTACAAATGTTTTAACTTCATTTCTCAACAAAGGGTAAAACTCAAATATATCATTTAAACAATCTGCTGTAATTTTTGCACTTTGTTCTTTTCCTGGAGCGCAACAAAATAAACGTGTACGAGGATACATAATACACTTTAAAACAAATGCTAAATTTTGAAGAAAACTTTTTGAAGTCCCACGAGTTGCTGTTAGAAACACCTTCCTATATCTCATCATTATTCTAAGATAAACTCTTTGATAAAAATATAATTCTATTCTAGGTTCATCTCCTGATATATAATCAAGAAACCTGTCTGGATAATATCTAAAATAACTACATAATTCACGCCATTTTTCTTTATGTTTTTGAAATCCTTTTAAAATTTGCTCATTTACTTTATTTGTTTCAAATAAATCTGGTCTTTTAAATGTATCAGAATCTCGAAATTGCCTATCTTTTATACTAAAATTTTTATAAGAAGACATTAAATATCACCTTCATCTATTTTAGGAGTATCAGAAGGTGGTTCCGACATAGTTTCAATTTTATTTAATTTTAAAATAAAATTAGCAATATACATAATTGTTTTATCTACTATATCTTGAGTTAACCCTTTTATTTTTTGATAATGTTCCCAAGGAGGAATGAAATCTTCTTTTTCAACTTCTGCGTATATTTGACCAAACCCTCTTAATCCACCTGTTTTATCTATATCAGATTTATCAATAGCCCTAAATTGCGAATCTGCCATATATTTTGAAAATAAATCTCCAAGTTTTTTAGCTTCCTCATAATGTCCCTTTTCTAATTCGATGTCCATTTTCATTGAAATTAAAGCAAGTTTTTTCAAATATATTTCTTCCTGTGGGGTTTCAATTTTATTTTTATCTTTCATATCCCAATAAAATTGTTCAAGTTTAAAATATTCTTCACTAGAATACTTCCCCCATCTATTTATAACATCTGAGCTAACTTCAAAGGAGTTATCTATATTTAGATTTACGGGGTTTATGCTTTCAGGTTCAAATTTACTATCTTTCCATGTTTTTCTTTTAAATTCATTCATTTTAGAATTAGCAATTCTTATGTATACACTCCAAGGGTCTTCGGGGTTTTTTTCTTTTGAAGATTTCCAATAGGAATATATGAAAGGAATATCTAGTAATTGCAATATTTTATATACAGTTTCTATATTGCTATAATCAATCATTGATTTTACACATTTTTTACAAATATTAAGTTTCCCATCCATTGATAATACAGAGTTTGTATTATAAAATTGAGTTAAAGATATCTCTCGTTTACAATTATCACATACTTTTTTTGTTTGTGACTTTAATGCTTTATTTGTATTATTTTTTGCCTTTGGCATAAAGCCACTCCCTTCTGTTCTTCTTTAAATAAAAATAGAGTAGGGAATACCTACTCAAAATAATACTACCAATTCATGAATTGTTTTATTTTTTCTAAAATCCAATCTTATTCCTATCTTCGCACTTATAATCATTG